GTCCAACCTGTTGTTGCATCTCCTGAAAAGACTAAACAAAAAGCTGCGCCTTGTGTATTGACTACTAGATCAGATGCTGCATTAGCTATATTAGATCCATTTCTTCCAACAGTCAATGCGTTAGAATTAAAATCGTAACCTTGATCTACGAATGAGACTTCATCTCCTGTAGCAGGAGACGCTGGAAGCGTGATTGTTACACCCCCACCATTTGTATTTACTAAAAGTTGAGCTCCAGCTTGAACTGTTTCTGCTGCTGAAACTGCTCTCCAGTTTCTTTGCTCAGATAATTTTACAACATTTGTACCATCAGAATATAATACATAGTTGTTTCCTTCACATAAAAGTACACCTGTACCTGATGATGTTTTAAAAGTTAAAGTGTTTCCTGCATGATCACATGCGTTTTGCACGTGATAAACTTTTTCAATCGAATCTGGAATAGATACTGTTCTGTTAGCTGCTAAAGTTCCTGTTAATTTAATAACATCATTTTTACCATCGGATAAAGCACCATTAGTAAAAGTTAAAGA